GGGCCGAGTTTTATCTTTTCCATGGTCGAGTTCGTCCTTGCCGCTATAGCGGCTGACTTTGAAGGGGGAGGGGTTACAGGTTTTGCGGATGGAGTACGAATGTACTCCTATCTCGCTTCAGTGCTTCAAATACTCTTCCGCGCATCGAATCAATCGACGAAGACGGTACCGCCCCCCGGATTACCCTGGATCTCATAGAGCAGTTCATTTGTCTGGAGCAACAACCCCTCCAGCACATCCGCCCGCTGCTGTAGTTGATCGCGCTCATCAAGCGATGAGGTGTAAAGCCGATCAAAGCTATCCGCCCGCTCATCCGCTTCGGTCAACCGAGAAGGCCTGGCACGGGGTGCCGCCGACCAGCACGTCAGGCGCCGGGATCTTGCCGGCCAGCACTAGGGCAGCCAGCTTGGTCATGTCTCCGTGGTTCGGCACGTCGGGGTAGTGGTGGGCCAGGACCGCCGAGGGGAATGGCTCAATCTCGGCGAACCAGGCGGCGCGCATGCCCAGCGGGTGCCAGGCCTGTGTTGCGGCTTCGATGCCGGAGCAAACTGAGCCGTAGGTGATGGTCATGGCGGTTCTCTTTATCTGGGCGGATTACGCGGCTTGGTCTTGCTGCTTCGGTGGCCACTCGGAAAACCCCACTCGGGGCGCCTTTGTTTTTGGATTGATGATCGGCTTGCCCTTGGCATCCACCAGCACGGCCTTGGCCCTGATCTGCATGTCGCGGCACCTCAGGGTCTTGCGAGCCAACTCAATGAATTGCTCGGCGTACTGCGGCGCGTCGAACAGCGGCGAGAGCTGGCGGACCGTACCCCCCCCATGATCTTTTCGGTGCGCTTTGCGACCAGCTCAAGCCATTCCGCTTCCGGGATCGGCTCGACGCCGCCAGGCGCCTTCGGGTTCTTCCGGGTGCCGGCCGTTTTCTTGCGAGCCTCGGTCTTGGCGACATCGAGGGTCATTCCAAACACTGCAAAGGTGCTCATGGGTTATCTCCAAGCGTGCGCCTGCCTCGCCGGCTGGCGTGATTCGTTGATATGGGGTATTACGGGTGACCGGCATGGAGCCGGATCAAGGAGTGAAAATGTCTGTTTGGAGCGAGTTGTTTTCCGGTGTTGCGGGGGCGATTTTGGTTCTGGCGGTGCAAAAAGGAGGATCATTCCTTTCAAATCGCCGTGATTTTTCTGCTATTTACCGCTGGCTTGAGAGCGAGTCCAAGGTCGCTGGCTCGGCTGATTTCAGACCCACCCGGGCCATCGCGAGTCATGCCAATTTAACGGAGGAGCGTGTTCGCCTGCTGTGTAGTACTCACCCGTTGATTTACCTTTCTACAGGTACGCAACTAGATCTCTGGACACTTAAGGAGCGCCGCCGGAACCCTCAGCACCATATGTCATGATCAGTCGTCGCGACCGATGCGCAGTGTCCCGAGACTAAAAGCGCCGTCCTCCGGTTACCGGATGCAGCGAGTAGGGTTGGTTAAGCGAGGAAGGGCTTGGTAATGGTGGGGCGCTGTCGCTATACTTTGGGGCGTTTTCGGGGCCTATAGCTCAGTTGGTTAGAGCAATCGACTCATAATCGATTGGTCCACGGTTCAAGTCCGTGTAGGCCCACCATAATTCCCGTCGCTGTGCGTACTCGCCGCCACCGTTTCCAGAACCTTTAAGTAGATGGGTTATTCAGGTTCGATACCGGTCTTACTGAACTCTTCAAGCTGTCGCGACTGTTTCTCCGTAACCTCGAAAGCAGGTCGCGACATGGTGACGAAGCGCGCAGATTCTGCGGCCGGTGCTGCTGCCAGGTTGATCAGGAGCGTCGAGATAGTTTCTTGCCACTCCTCAAAGTCGTGACGCTGGCCCAGCACTTGAAGCGCATCATCGAGCGCTTTCGAGACAATCAGCGTTCGCTTCTCGGCGCCGATCCTGGCGAGCAGCTCCTTCTCCTTCGCGCGCTTGTCCCGCTGGACCTGCGCGTTGTCCTTGGCCATGGCCTACCTCTTCTATTCCGCTGGCCGGCAGTGCAAGCCAGGTTTGACGTTTTCGTTGTTGGATGCGGGCTACGCGGCGCATTTGGTTCGCCCCGGCTTTGCTTTTGGGTAGTCGATGCCATGGGCGGCGATAATCCGCTCAAAGGCTTTCGATCCCATGGCCAGCCTCCCAAGGCACTGGCGCCGGGTCAGGCCAAGCTCCAGGAATGCCCGAATCCGCTCAGCGTATTTCGCATCGCTGGCTTCATCCGCTCGCCTGGGCGCCAGATTTCGCACGCCACCCCGGGTTGGAGCCTTGAACGTAATCCCGAACTCCTGACCGATGTTGGAGACCGTGCGCCGGTCGATGCCGATCGCTTCGGCTACATCTACCTTTGCGTGAGTGGGAGCAAGCTCGCGAATTCGCTCAACCAGCTCCAGGCGCTTTTGGCTGCGGATGTCGAGCGGCGCCATCGGGAGCGGCGCTGACTCGACCCGGCGCCGAACAAACGGCTTCGGCGCCGGCGGCTCCTGCGGTACATATACAACGGGCTTTGGCGGCGGGGGAGGCTCGGCCACTTCGATTTCGCCGCCCGCGGCTACGAACTCGGCGACCTGGGCCGCCAGTTCATCCGAGGCCGGGCGCAGCGCCTCGACCAGGCCGAGGTGGTTGCTGATCATGGTGGCCTCACTTGATCCGTATCGAGCTATCACCGCGCTCAAGGTGCGCCCATTTGGGCTCTTCGAGCAGCTCGTGTTCGGCGTCCTCGCCGGCGGCTATACGCTTGCGAACCGCCTCGTTGTGATCGCGGATTTCCTTGAGCTTGGAGGCGATGGCTTTTTTGTCAGGGGTGATGCTTGATTTCACAGAGGTCAACTCATCCGGCACCGCATCCTCGTTATCAACAATCACCCGCTCACTGCCCATGGCCAGGGTGATGGTGAACAGCGGCCGCTTGATCGACTTGATGTTGGCGGCTTCCATGTTGCGGCGCAGGTAGTCGCTGATCTGCGAGACGCTGTTGGACTTGATCCGTTTGAGTTCGGCCAGGCGTTCGATCTCGTTGTCGATCGCTGTCACGTCGCTTTCGATGTTCCGGCGCAGCATGACGATGTTGTCGGCCTTGATGTTGAAGTCGCCTTGAACCTCGTCCATGGCGTGCTGCAGGGCCTCTTTCAAGCCTTCGTCGTCGGTGTCGGCCATGGCCTGGAGTTCGGCGAGCTTTCCGGTCAGTGCGTAGAGTTGAGTCATGCTGCGGCCTCCGTGCCTTTTTCAAGCACAGCTTTGCGCTCCTCGAATGCTCGAGTGATTCGCGCGATGAAGGTGGGTTCGTTGCGACGAGTTGCCTCGCGGATGTATTTCACGTTCAGAAGCTTGAGTTCGTGAGTCGTGACGGCCTTGCCGATGGTTTCGACCGCTGAGGCAAGCCAGTCGACACGCTCTTGTTTTTGGCGAAGTATCTCGGCGTCCTTGTCCTCGGCTTTTTCAAGCTTGAACTCTTCTGTGATGGTGTCGACGTAGGTCGGATCGTCGAACATGCCCATGTAAATATCGGCAGCGAACCCCAGCGGCTGCAGGCATTTACCGATGGCGTCCGTCAGCGATTTTTTCGCCGCGTCCCAGTCAGTAAGAATCTTTCCCTGCTGCAGGTAGATAAATGGCGTATGGCCGTAGTGCTGAACCGTGCATTTTTGCCCGGCGTTGCCCAGGTACCAAAGCTCGATTTTTACGGTGTGCAGCTTCGCGCAGATCATTGGAGCTTCTGGCCACTCTTTTGTGGGAGCCTGAAGCGGTGCACCTTCGTCAAATCGATCCTCAAGGACATTCCAGCCCCAGCCCTCTCCGCATGGTCCGAAGATTTCTGTTGCCTTGCGCATGAGGTAGGTCGGCCTGATCGCAGTACCCTTAAAGCCACCTGCCCCAGTGTATTTTTTAGTAGCGTCAGGGTCGGTGGTGTTGACCTGGTCCCAAATTCTTGTGTTGTCAGACATCACTTATTCCTCCAGCCGTCAGCACGCTTGACCAGTTCCTTGAAGGAAGCTGCGGGCAGCCTGCTCATGTATTTTTTGTTGTCGCGGTACCATTCTTCCAGGGCGGCTTTGGGCGTCTGGATGGCCACGACGTGGGCGACCTGCTGTTTGTATGAGGTCGAGTTGGCCACTTGCGAGTGGAATGTCCGGCTCACCACTACAGTGTTGGTCATTCCCTGCTTGACCAGGGTGTTCAGCTCTTCCTGGGATTGAACGGCAATGGCGCCCGGATGCTTCTGCTGGAACAGCCTGTAGCAGGCCTCCTTCACAAGCTCGGTGCTGCCGTACTCGACGTATTCAACGTCGGGAATTCCTGCCTCGATCTTCTCCGCCACTTCATCCAGGCGCCCGGTGTCGATCCAGGCGTTTTTAGATACCTGTTTCAAGTCCCAACCGCTGACCGTCTGGCGATCACGCTCAAGCTGCAGGTGTTCGGGGAGGATGTCGTAGCCGTAGGTCAGGTCGGTTTCGCAAACAAACAGCGTGCCGACGTAAAGCTTTCCGGGCCGGGAGGGCAGGATGTGGCCGTACTTGGTGCCGATCACGTCGCTCATTGGTGGCTGCATGCGCAGGCACATGCTGCGGATTTCCGCTTCGTCATCATCGGTGAGGCCGGAGACGACGAATTCAACACCCTGATTCTGCCGGTGCGCCGGGGTCTCGTTGATGCACAACACTTCGGCGTCGAACTGGTCGCTGTGCCTGAATTCAGGCACCCACTGCTTGTTGCCGTTCCAAACCTTCACGTCGTAACCGTTCCGGGTCAGCACCAGCAGGGCGATTTTGTAGCCCTCGCCGAAGCTGCCGATGGCATCAGTGCGGTCAGACTTGGACGTGCTGCCCAGCACCAGGGTGCTGGCCTCCAGCCTTGCAAAGCGGCTGGTGATGAACAGCTGGCCGTCAGCGAAGGCGTATTCAAACGGCGACGCGCTGTCCAGGGCGTTCTGTACCAGCTCCCGTATGGATTCTTTCAGGCCCCAGTGGCGGACGTAATCGCGGGACAGGGGAAGTTCGTAGGACTTGGAACGGATGCGATCTGCAATTGCTGCGAGCATGACTATCTCCCGCGCCATCCTTGCGGGGCGCTGTGAGGCATTGGTTATTGAGTAATTCGATCAGCGAGGGCGCTGAGCAACATCAGGAAGGTGCAGATGGAGAGGGCAGAGAAGGAGCCGCGCCAGATTAGGAGGCGCCGGGTACGCTGGCGGGTAGTCATGGCATGCACCATTGGCTGCCGCAGTAGTAGCGACCATCATCAAAGTTCGGGGGGCCGGATTTGCGCCCACACCCGCACTCAACCTCCGCCTCGATTTCTTCCTCTTCCTGCTCTTCCTGCTCTTGCTGATCGGCCAGTTGGCAGTTGGTACCGCCGCAGTGCGGGCATTTGGTACCTGTGAGATTTCCATACGGCCCAACCCAGTGGATGCCGGTCTTGTTGCAATTGCCGCAGATCATCATGGCCGAACCCTCACCGCGATCCGCCCGCCCTTCATGGTCGCCGCCAGGCGTTTCGGCAAGGTGGCCACGGCACGCTCACGGGGCTGGCCGATCACTTCATTGAAGGGAAGGCCGAAACCCAGCATGATCAGCTTCGACTCAACTTCGTCGAGCTGCTCGTCGATCAGTGATTTAACCGGTGCGGCGGTCATGCGGCTCTCCCTTGCCGGCGCTCGTAATCACGGCGCAGGCACTCGGTGTAGTTGGCGTCTTCCTGCGCGCTGATGATGCCCAGCGTGCGCAGGATCAGAATCGCGGTGCTGGACGAAGCCTTGACTGCGGAAGGGTTGCAAAGCGGATCACTCATCGCCCTGACGTACCCTTCAAGCATTCCGATTGCCACGTCGTGGTGTTCGCTCATGCGGCCCACCGTTGCCGGCGCTTTAGCGCGTCGATCTCGATCCACAGTGCGCTCTCGATCTGCGCGCCGTACTGCCGGGCCAGCAGGTACAGCAGGTGCCGCTCAACATCCATCCGGGCGCCGCTTTCGTCATAGCAAATAGCAGAGTGGATCTTGAACTCGATTTCCCGGTCACCCTGGGCGTCCCAGTCGCTGTTCGAGCTGCTCGGGCTCGGCGCCTCGTTGATGCAGTGGGTCACCTCCACCTGGAGGACAAAGCCCTCAACAATCACTTCGTGTTCCATGGTCACCTCCAAGGTGGCGGGTTGTTCACCTGTATTCGTCAACGCTCATGCCTCCCGCTGGTTGCCGATGGGCGCGGGGGAGGAGTGCTGACGTAATAGAGGCGGGGAGGGGGTTGCGGGAGTGTTGGCAGAGGAAGGTCAGCAGTCTGCTAGGATTCAAGGCGGTATTCGGGAGAAAGGCTGATCCTTTCTGCCCGCCATGAATGACTACTTAGGGAAAAGATATGTCGGTTTACTCAGTTACCATCCCGTGTTTCGCGCAAATGCTGAGATCGTTATCGGCTCTTTTGTCTAAGGGTGAGGCCGCAGCTCTGGAGCGCGGTTATGACCCGCAAATTCTGCTTGGCGCTCGACTAGCACCTGATATGCACGATCTGGCCCGACAAATTCAGTACGCTTGCACTCAAGCCCAGGAGGCGGTGCAGCGACTTACACAACGGCCGGTTGGCTCGCTCACTCCTCCGGAAAATTTGGTGGCAGCGAAGGAACTGATCGAACGCACTTTGGCTGTTCTTGATTCGGCGGACCGCGCTCAAATAGAGGAAGGGGCTGAGCGCGAAATAGCTATCGAATTACCGAATGGCATGGCTTTCGATATGACTGGCAACGAATATGCTGTGAACTGGGCAACTCCACAGTTTTACTTCCACCTGATCACCGCATACAACATCTTGCGCCATAACGGCGTACCTCTCGGGAAAGCCGATTATGTACAGCACATGTTTGCTTACCTGCGAAAGTAATCTCGTTGCCTGAAACCCGCTGAATCCTCATCGGATATAGCTCGAATCCCTCCGAATGCTGCCCGTCTACGCCGCGACAAAATCCGCTCAGGCTCGGGACAAGGTGGCCACCCTGCTATCACGACAGAAGGCCGAGCTATATCCGATGCGCTCCCATAGAGAGGATCGGGCAGTTAACGACAGGCTGTCGTGGCGCTGGTTGTCAGGCTGCGGCCGGGATCACCACCAATACTGTGTTGACCATCGTTCCGGCTTGCTTGAATGAGGCTTCTGGCAGGGTTTCGATACTGCCGCCGCGCTGCTCTACGATCCCGCGAAAGTCCCGGGTCAGAGCGTCATCGCGGAAGGTCACACCGGAAGGCATGATCGCCACCAGTCGGCCGCCGGGCTTCAGGAACTTTAAGGCGTGGACGACGTGATGGATGTCGCTGCGTTTCTTGTCGAACGGCGGATTCATCAGCACGCGGTCATAAATGGGTTTGGGCTCAACTTTCAGGAAGTCGCCAGGTTCGGAAACACCCGACAGTGGCAGCTTCAGTTCGATCAGCGCTCTGTGGTTGTCCGGCAGCAACTCGTGCATGTCGACCATTACGCCTACCGCTGCGGAGTTGGCGGCCACCGCCAGTGCACCACGCCCGGCGCTCGGCTCCAGCACCAACATCCCGTCTTTGATCATTGCGAGGTCCGCCGCCTGTTTTGCAACGTGAGGCGGCGTCGGAAAGAAGCCGAAGTCCTGCGGAACGGTGACTTCACCGGTCATCAGGATGTTTTCGATTGCGTCGGCAGCGTCACCGACAAACAGATGGGCTTTTGCCTTGGTATTCCACTTGCCTCCGGCGGCCTTCAACGTCTTGTCGAGGCGCTGGTACAGGCTCTTGTCGAGCTGTCCGCCGGTGATGAACAGCTTGTTATCTTCGGTGCGCGAGGCGCTGAGCAGCGCCATTACTTCGTTGTCGACTTTCATGTGTTGCTCTCCGTTGATTTCCAATGCCGCCTCATAGAAGCGGCATCAGGAATCTGTGGTGCCCAGGCCCGCTACTGGCGACGGCCTGGGTTTGTTGCGTCAGCGGTGTGGCCCGTTGCCCGCTGCTGATTGCAGGGCTGGCCGGTCGTCTTCGTAGGTTGGCGGTGAGCTTCCTCCCCAGGGCGTCAATCAGCATCTGTTCGCCTTGGATCACAGGTCCCTACAACATGCACGCTGCAGCTCGTTTGCCCGGTTAGGTGGGCAGGGTGCATGAGGTCCAGCGTTCCCAGCCGAGGCTATCGGGATCGCTAATTCAAATCTTTTGGAGCTGGCCGTGACCCGCTACTGGCGTAGGTCACCGGCTTGAATCAAATGTGGTTGCCTGTTTTTACAGGGGCAGGCTCCCTGTTTCCTCGCTTTCCACAGTCGAGGGAAAACCATATGCTTCGACTTCCACAGTCGAAACAAGGAATGTCGTTATGGCGAATTACATGGTGCGGGTTGAGATTTTTAAGGCTGATAGCGAAGAGTACGCAGACCTACACAAAGCCCTGGAAGCGCTTGGGCTCAATAGAACGGTTCAGGGTGACAATGGGGTTCTCAGGATGCCACCCGGCACCTACTACGGCGCAAGCTCGCTGGGAGCCTATGAGCTGAGGGAGAAAGTTAAGGGCGTTGCTGCCCCTTTCTCCTACCCGGCCGATCCTTCAGTGTTTGTTTCAGAGTCAAGCGACTGGTCTGGTTGGCTTCGACCAGCCTGAGACGAGCTACCGCCACCTGCGGAAGGTCTTCCTTTAGGCATCTCGCTTACCCAGTAGGCCAAGTGATTTGATGCGATGGCGAAGGCTTTATCGAAACTGATACTTTCGTCCGTCGCGATCTCCTGAACAATTTTGCGAAACCGCTCAATCTGTTCTTCATTCATTTCTTTACTCCAGTTTGATTTCCCTGATACCCCTCGTGAGAAGGGCATCGAGGAAATCTTTTTGTTCGGGGGATTTGAAATCCCGACAGCTGACCGCGGTGTAGTCCATGTAATGGCATCCCACCCGTCAGCACTCTTTGATCTAGGGCCATCTACTGCTGGCCACGGGGTGAGGCATCCCCTGTACCGAACTTAAGGTGTTCGGCTCGCTACCTTGAATCTGAGGCCGGTGGTGATCCGGCAAGGGTGAAGCTGTGCGACTAAAGAGCGGCGGGCTGTGAGGGCCTTCGCAGTGGCTGTGTGTCGCTGCGATGGATGAACAATAAGCTAGTGCCTAATCATCTGTAAATAGGTAATGCCTAATTATTTTAAGAAAATGCTCCCGGTCCTTTATTCCAATTTTGAAGATGACATTCGCGAACGCGCTGATATAAGCTTTGCCTAAGCTGTATGGATATACAGCATTAACTGGGAGGGGATTTCATGGGGAAGAAGCAGGCGGCACCGGCGGAACGGCAGGAAATGAGCGGTATGGCTCGCCTTGGGCTGCGCGTGTCATCGATGATCAACCACCCTGTGGCGCAGGCGCAGCGCTGGGTGACGATCCATCGCCTGGACACGGATGGGGATCGGGAGAGGGAAGAGGTGCTGAGCGTGATCGCTGATACCGACGATCTCGAGCTGACGCTCAATGACGATGGCAGTGTGACGGTGAGGTGGGAGCAGCAGGAAGTCGAGGTGGCGGGCAGGGGAGAGGTTGAGTTCGAGCCAGAAGAGGAGGCGGCGCCTTTCTGATAGGCATGAAAAAGCCCGCGCAGGGCGGGCTCATATAGCCGACTGACCTAGTTAGAAAACTTTACTTCGGTCGCCAGTGCTTCTTTTGCCGCCTGGTACGCAGATTTAGCTTGCTGATCTGTGGTGCGATACGGGCTCATGGTGGTGAGATAGGCCGACCATTTCGCATATAGGTCCTTGCTCAGCTCTGCTTGCTTCGCTGGAACCTTGGCGGCTTTAAGTCGATTCACTGCCTCGTCGCCCTGCGCCCTGGCATGCTTGAAGCATTCCATAAGCGAATTGCTGTACTCGGCGATCAAAGGGCGATTGCTATACCGAACTGCATAGCTGCCTGTCGTTGCCTCAAGATCACATTGCCATGCCGAAAGATCTAGCTGGCGCGAGAAGCTGATGGCTTCTGGCGACTTTGGGTCATATTTGAAATCAATGGGTTTGAACACATGCGGCGCCTTGGCAGGGCCGGCAGCGGAAGGTGCGGCTGGAGTTCTTTGTTGCGGTGCTGCGCAGCCAGCCAAGGCTATCGTCAAAGCAGAAAGCAGAGCGTAGGTTTTCAAGCGCATGGTATCCCTCCCGTAATTGAGCCCGCACTTTACCATTCGTGGCGTACAGCCACCATTGGCATCCAGGACGAGCGTATGCAAGAAACCCAACGGTGGCCTGATCGCTTACATACCAGGCACCTAATACGGAGTTCGTTGCGTTGGATGCGAGGACAGATCAGTGGGGTACGGGGGAGAAGAGCGCCCTGGCAACCTCGTCCAGTCGCCTGTCGATCTCAACCAGCTCGGCTTCTTGGATATCAATCGCGCTTTTATAGGCGCACGCCATGAGCTGCAGCACCTCAAGGTCTGAAATCTTCGCAAGCTCGCCTTTCAGGTCGGGGCGCTGGCTGAGCAGAAGCGCACGTATCTCTTCTGCGGTTTTCGACTTTTCCATGAGCATTCCCTCCATAGCTCAGTTCGATTTTAGCGCATGGGAATGTGGAGTAATGGCCGCTGATCGCCAGATTTGATGAAGGTGTCGGGTCTAGATACAACAAGCCCGGCGCTAAGCCGGGCTTCTCTAACGATTTGCTCTCAACGCTTTTTTTTCTTTGGTTTGGCTTCTTGTATCTTAGTTATTTCGGGTGAGCTCCAAGGGAAATCTACTTGTGCAGCTCCAAGCCCCTCGAGCATCGGCTTAGAAAGATTCCTTAAGTAAGGGAAAATCATGGCTCCGAGTGAGAATGCGCCCTCCTCAGAATTTATCCAAGGATCCAGATTTTCCGTTTCCTTAGCCTTAAAATGCCCAACCAGTTCTATCTTGAAAAATGGAGCGTCATCTTTCGCCCCTAGAGCCTCAAACTTCATCTGTACAGTGAAGCGCAGATCAGTAGGCTCATTGAGTGAAGCTGCGTTGACATTCAAGCCAAATCTAGCTTTAAAGCCACCCACTTCCTCGGGAGAGTCCGGTGTTGCAGGGAAGGTCATTGCGCTACCGGACACACTGGCTATTGACACAAATTCCAATACAACGTTTTGAAGGCTCATTGCACCACCGTTAACAAAGGGCGCGGGCGCGCACCTGTTGTCATTATGAAATCACTCGCTTCATATTCATTATAAGGATAATGATGGTGATGAACTTCGTTATGCCGCCCGCTAACATGAAAACTTATAGCCTCTTTAACCACCTCATTTATAGAAGTGTCTTTTCGGGCGGCATACTGGGCGATTTCTTTATGTAGGCGTATTCCAATGCGCACATTGAATGAGCCCGAGAAAGGCTTTTCTGGCTCCATGCCTAGCTGCTGACATGTTTCGATATAATCATCGACGGCCTCTTCAAACGCTATACGAAGATCTTTTATAGAATCTCCTGCGTAAGAAATCAGGTCATTTATATGCAGGATTTTTCCATACATTTCGTCGGACTGAGTATCAAAATCGACCGACCCTTGAAATCCCTTATACTCAAGCGTCTTATTCGTCATTTTTCAAGTAACCCTGTGTTCTAAGTGATTCAACAACATCTGAAATTTGAGCCCCGATCAGCGTGCTGTCCGGGTGCCTCTTGTGTAAAAATATCTTGTGCTTCGTGGTCAGGTTCACAAATTTCTTTCTCGACCCCGCACCTTCCAACTCCTTGTACCCGAAGCTTTTCATAACCTTTTGCAGCTCCGCCCAAGAAAAATCTCTTGGCCATGGGGTTTTGGTCAGCTTAGCGACCAGCTTTTCGATCTGACTCATGGTCGCCATTTGTTCCTTGGACAGGTGCAACTATAATCTAGTTGCATTCTGCTAGCAAATTGAGTGTATGCCATCCGTGACCTCCATGGAGCGGTTCTTTGCATTGATGTCAATGCGACATGATCTAGAGTTGTTCGGCGTGCATCAATGCTGTTTATCCGATCAGTACTTCGCCCTTCAAATGACTGCACGTCCCGATGCCTATTGCTCATTTAACGCATAGAGCTGATGCAGCGCTATCAGCTCAACCACCGCCACAAAAATGCAGAGCGCAACGAAGCCAGGGATGAACACTCGCTTACGATTGGATGAGCCCCCACCCAACCAGAGTCGGAAGTGAAAGGAATCACCATGAGTAATGCCAGCCGGGCCCAGACCCAAAACTTGCTCCAGAAGCTCTGCTCTCAGCATGCGGTCATTTGCGCTATTCCGCAGTCCGGCTTATCCGGCCGCCCTTCACCTCGTCTGCATAACCCACCAACCTGTCGGCTTCCTCATAGAGCTTACCCACCAACCCCATCAGGGCTATGGCGTCGGCATCGCTGAGTCGGCTGGCCAACCTACCCAGGTCGACACAGGATTGCTCAAGGTTGAAAGCCATCCCCTGAGGTCGCGGCGTAGCTGTCGGTTGGGTTTAGTCAGGGCCATGGCGTCACACCGGTTGTCCGTTCCAAACGTAAAGCACGCGAGCCAAGATGTGAGTGTCATCCACCCGGATGTCCTCGGGATCGTGGTGCTTGTTGTCCGAGATCATCTTGAAGCGGTCCTTGCCTTTCTTCTGCAAGCGCTTCACGTACAGCATCTCGTCGTGGGAGAAGAGGTAGATGCCATCACCCGTGAACTCCCGGATCGTGATGTCCACGAGCAGCGGGTCGCGGTCTTTGATCGTGGGCGCCATGGACTGGCCCCACCCGGTGATCATCTTCAAGTGAAAGTGTTCTTTGAAGGTGAGGCCCAGGTCCCGCAGGTGTTTGGGGCTGACCCGTATGTCCTGGAGCATTTCCGGGTATTCGTGCGGTATCTGTCCGCCGCCCATCGCCGCGCGCACGTCGTAGTGGGCAATCCACACCTCATCGCCAACCTGGCCGGGGCGAGAGAAGTCGACATGGATAACGTTTCCTGAGTCGCTTTGCTCAGCAGCAGCCAGCAACCTGGCGCGAGCATCTTCTGAAAGGCTCTTACCTTTCGACGCCAACATCTGACGAACCATGTCTGCCGCAGACGAAGCCAGCGAGCGTCCGTCATTACTGTCTTGAATGGAAGATTCTTCGTTGGAGACTTCCAGGTTTTCGTAGGAAAAGCCTGGGCGTAGCCCCCAGTGCTCCGGCCCCACGACGTCAGAGAAATAGGCGATCACGTCCATCAGCTTTGACTTATCGATCCTGCCGTTTTTCACCCAGCCCTGTATCGACGGAGGCTTCACGGAGAAGTCGTCTGCGAGGTTCTTTTTCGATACGCCCTTGGCGATCCGCGCGGCCTCAATGGCGGCGCCTAATTCTGGTCCGGTAAGCATTGCCTAATTAAGCCTATTGCGCTGACGGTTAGGCAATGACTTGCCCTTGATAAGGTAATGCCTTATATTCGACACGAATCTCCAGGAGAGAACTCATGAAATCAGCAGAAGCGGCCAAAGAAGCATCTCGCTTGCTGGGTAGTCAGGTGGAAATGGCGCGCCTGCTGCAGGTCACTGCACCCACAGTTAATCAGTGGTGCTCCGGCGAGCGCCCAGTACCAGCAAAGCGCGCAGTTCAAATCGAGGCGTTGACCGGTGGCGTCGTAAACCGCACCGACCTTTGCCCATCGTTTCCGTGGGGGCAGATCGCTCCGGCCTCTGTTGAGGCTTCGCAGCAGTCCGCTGCCTGACATCCCTGTCCGCCGTTCCATTGAAGCCAGATTAGAAGAGAGCAGTCCCCATGCAAACGTCGAACTTGCGACACGAAACACGCGATGCGGTCTTGGTCGCCATTGCGCGCGACATGATCGCGAGAACGAGCATGAGCCAAGACGGCTTCGCTGAGCAGCTAAACCACCAGCTGTTTACGCGAGCTCCGGAGCGCTGCAAGGAAAAGGGTTTTCCGGATTTACAGGGCATGACCAAAACCGCAGACATGCAGGCCTACGGTCGCGCCTACAAGGCCTGGAGCAAGCGCGTAGAGCGCTGGCTCGATGACAGCGGCGACCGCATTGAGATCCCTTCGTGGATTGAAGAGTCATGGGTTGCAGCCCTGGATCAGCCATGGCGTGACCGCGCATTGATTGAGCTGTCGAGTCGCTACGGTCTTTTGGCTGTTAAGCAGGTTGGCTCTGGTATCGACGACGCCTTGCAGGTGTTCGCCGGTATCTCAACGAGCTTTGGGCTCGTAGCTGGTCTGGGCGGAAAGGTTTTTGCCGATGGCTTGTTTGACCAGAAAGACCAAGTTTACGCCGAGTCATTTGAAACCTTCTGCCGGTCCCTTGCCGCTCATGCCGTCGCAATGGCAGATCGGGCCGCGCTTGTTGGTTCGAAGGCTCACTAAATCACAGGCACAAAAAAGCCAGGTTCGTGGCCTGGCTCATTGCTACATCAGCGAGGCAATAATGAATACACAATCCATCCCCGTCAATACCCCCAACAATCTCGCGCCACGTTTTTCGCAATCTGAAAACGTGGCGCGGACTATGTCGTCACGCGAAATTGCGAATGTCACCGGAAAGCGCCACAACAATGTGAAGCGCGACATCGTATCCATGCTTACCGACCTTGAAGAAGATGTGCTCAGTTTTGAGCACATCTATTTGGACGGGTACAAGCGGGAGCAGGTCGAGTATCTGCTTGATCGCGAGCTGACAGATACGCTGCTCACCGGTTACAGCGCCAAGATGCGCCGCGCTGTTATTCGTCGCTGGGCTGAACTGGAGGGGCACAACGCAGCACGTCAGGCTGTGATCGCCAACGGCACGAAGGTCGTCGGCGAACTCGCAATCCTGGAATGCTTCACGCGCATGCTGAAGCCTGCGCCATCCAGCCAAGTGATGATGCTCGCCCAGATCGCCACCAACAACGGCTTAGATGCCAAATTCCTTCCAGGCTATGCGGTGGACGCCGCCCCTGATGCCGCTGGTGGCTCTTCGATGCCCACTAAGGCAATCACCGCCCTGATCAAAGATCACGCCATCGCCAGCACGCCACGCGCCTTCAACCTTGCACTTGAAGCCCACGGCTTCCTCAAGGTTCTCCAGCGCAAAAACTCGAAACAGGAAATGGTCGACTTCTGGTCCGTGACCGAGAAGGGCATGGCCTACGGCAAGAACCTCACCAGCCCTCAATGCCCCCGCGAGACGCAGCCTCACTGGTACGTGGATCGCTTCCTTGAATTGGCCGCTAAGGTCGGGAAGGCCTGACATGCAATACACCGTCACGATTAACCAGGTGAAGGCGCTGGAGTGGGGGCTGAATTCTCAGCAGGCCCTACTGTTCGCCTTCGTCTACGGCTGCCCGAGCTGGACCAAGCCAATCAAGACCGATGACGGGGTCTTCTTCGCGCTGAGCAAGGCCAAGATCACTGAGGAGCTGCCGCTGCTCACCGACAAGCCAGACACCGCTTACCGCATGCTGACGGCCCTGGAAGAGGCCGGTTTGATTGAGCTTCGTTCTGAAGCATTCCGACTCACCGAAAAAGGCTGTGAGTGGAACCCGGACCGTATGGGCCACGTCACCGCGCACCAACCGCCGGCCCTCCCGCCCCGGCGCAGGACGAAAAAGAAACCAATCCCTTCTGGCTTGCGTGCTCGGGTATTCGCCCGCGACGGTCACGCGTGCTTGCGCTGTGGCTGCTCGGTGCTGATGCGCTTGAGGGCTGATCACGTCGTACCTGAAAGCCAAGGTGGAGAGGCTTCTTTGGGCAACCTCCAGACCCTTTGCATGTCCTGCAATAGCTGGAAGGGCGTGCGGACGATTGATTTCCGCACGTTCGCCGGAGGTGCAGCATGAGCATGGGCCTTATGGTTGCCGCAATGAAGCTTCGCGTTGGTAATCCGCTGCGCAAGCTGGTGCTGATCAAATTGGCCGACAACGCCAGCGACATAGGTGAGTGCTGGCCGTCCTATCAGCATGTCGCTGACCAGTGCGAGATCAGCAAGCGCTCAGTAATGAACCACATCACCGCTCTGTGTGAGGCGGGACTGTTGCGCAAGGAGATCCGGAAGGGTGGCCCAAAGGGGAATTCGTCGAACGTTTACTTCCTCACCCTCGACGGGGGTGGTGCACCTCCTGCACCAGGGGTGGTGCAGCAGGTTCACCAGGGTAGTGCAGCAGGTTCACCCCCTAGTGAATCTCCTGCACCAGGGGGTAGTGCAGCAGCTGCACCCAGAATCAGTAACTCTCTTGAACCAGTCATAGAACCGGTCATTGAACCAATTACGCCCCAGGCTACCGCCAAGGTCGTGACGGGGCAGGTCGTGCCATTCGTTCCGCAGCAACCACGAGTTGAGATCCCCGCCGACATGCCCGGGCCGAAGGATCAGACCTGCAAGACGTTCAAAGTCTGGGCCAACTACGCCATGGCTTACCGTAAACGCTACCACGCCTGGCCGGTATGGAACGCCAAGACAGGCAAGCAGATGGCTTTGCTCGTCGACCGCCTCGGCGCCGACGTAGCCCACCACGTCGCAGCCCACTTCTTGAAAACCAGCGACGCCGCCGTTCTGCGCAAGTGCCACAGCCTCAACGAACTGCTGGCCAACGCCGAGAGCTACCACACCCAGTGGGTGACCGGGCAGCGCATCAACGGCACGACCGCCCGCCAGATGGAGCGGACTGAGGCAAACCACTCCGCAGCGGAGCAGGCCGCCCAGATGGTTCTGGCCAAACGCCAAGCAGGTGACCGCAATGAATACCTTTGAAATGAACGACCAGCAGGTTGCCGGGCTTGCAGCCGCCATCTGCGCAACCGCCGAGGCCATGGGGCAGGAAATGAATCCAGGCACTGCCGCGATGATGGCCGAAGACCTTTGCGCTTACCCGGTGCCCGTCGTCAAAGCCGCGTTGAAGGCCTGCCGCTTCGAGGTGAAGGGCAAGCTGGCGATGGCTGACATCCTTCAGCGCGTCCAATCCTCCGATGGGCGCCCGGGCAAAGATGAGGCCTGGGCCATCGCCATGACCACCAACGACGAATTTGAAACCGTGGTGCTGACCGACGAGATCCAACTGGCCCTGGCTGCTGCGAAACCCATCTTGGATGGCGGCGACAAGATCGGTGCGCGCATGGCGTTTATCGACGCCTACCA